GGTACTGAATTTTACGAGTTTGATGCTGAACGTGATGCACAAGAAGATGTTAAGGAGTTATTCTCTGAGATTGACGCGTTGTTACTTGCACGCGATTTGGCCGACAAAGACCTTTCAACGCTTGAGGCGGTAGCTAGATTGGTATTACATGGTAATGTTGATCTAATGAGTTCTGCTGAGATTAAGCGTGACATGATGTTGTTTGCTAAACGATACCCACAAGACTTCATGGAGGCTGCATCTGATCCACTTCTTAAGATCAATAACTTTGCCGCTCGTGCGTTCTCTACAGGTTACTTTACATTCCGTGGAAACAAAGACATCCACTTTAACCTAAAAGACAATAAGAAGCGCTTAATGACCGTTCCATTTGGACATGATCATATTCATGCGCTTGCATCATATCTACAATCAGACGAAGGTTTAGAGCTATACAAATTCCTTGAAGATAAGTTTTCAGGAAATGATTAACTTTGAGCATTGTTTAACCCATTAATTTTTTAGAAAATGGAAAAGTTTTTATCTATCCCAGTCACAAGTGCTGGAAACCAGTTAGTATCTGCTAATAATGTAATCTTAGTTGAAGCAGGATCTGATTCTGCAACTGCTACTACTACATTAATTACTTATGCAGGTGGTAAAGTTGTTACTCTTACTCATGCTGCTCAAGTTGCTCTTAGCATGCGTGACGCAATTCAAGCTGCAATTGCTGCTTCTTTGCAAACATCTTGGACAAATGTTATTTATGACGTAACTGTTCCACAGGCTGTTAGTGACATCGATGTAGCTTAATCTAAAGCTAACTACTACTTAAAGGGCACTTCTAATGGAGTGCCTTTTTTTATTTATCTTTGTACAAAAGCAGTCAGATGATCAATGACGTTCGAAATACAGTACTCTCTATAATCAGCAAGGAAAACCGTGGCTTTATTACGCCATTGGAATTCAATCTATTTGCCAAACAAGCACAGCTTGAGATTTTTGGTCAGTACATCTTTAATTACAGCAATGCAATCAATAAGCAGAACGCTAGAATGCATGGAGAGGGATATACAGATATCCCTAAAAATATGGCCGAGGTTATAGATTCATTCTCTGTATTCAACTCGCTAACCTATAGCGTTGTTACTAATAAGTTTAACTTACCTAATGATTACTTCTTCTTAGATAAAGTAGTATATAATAATAGTACAGAGGTAGAAAAGGTTAGTCATCGTAAGATATTAAACCTAATAAGCTCAAACCTAACTGCTCCTACCGCTGCCTATCCAGTATACACAATGGATGAGAATGGAATATTGGTTTATCCTACATCAATCACAGCAAACATAACTAGTCAGTACTTAAGATATCCAAAAGACCCACAATGGACTTATACTTCACCTTCTGGTGATCCATTATTTGATCCTTCTTCATCAACATACCAAGACTTTGAGTTGCCGCTTGATGACTTCGCTAATCTTGTTATTAAGATTTTAGAGTACGCTGGTATATCAATTAGAGAACAAGAGGTAGTGTCAGCAGCTAAAGCTGAAGAAGTACAAGACATTCAACAAAAACAATAATGGCATATATTACTAACTATCAGTACTATACCAACAATGGTAACATTCCTGAGGACGCTAATTGGGGTTCTTATCAGTACGTCAGTTTGGCTGACATAGTGAACAACTTCATCTTAATGTATGTTGGCAATGATAAGTTGGTTAATAATGTCGACAGATATACTGTTCTATTTCACGCAAAAAGAGCAATCCAAGAGCTTAACTACGACGCACTTAGAAACATTAAAGTTCTTGAGTTTGAACTAGGCGATCAATTGAAGATGGTATTGCCACCTGACTATGTGAACTACGCAAGGATATCAATGCTTCGAAATGGTGTCTTGTATCCACTTACAGAGTCCCGTCAGAGTATAACAGCCACAGCGTATCTACAAGACAACAATGGTGACATTGTATTTGACTCAAACGGTGAGGTTGTTGTAGGTGAAGCTAAGTTAGACATACTACGTCAACAGAACCAATTATACGTAGGCCCTGGTCCATACTACAACCAATGGGGATGGGAGTATGAAGGGGAGTGGTACTTTGGATATCCTATCGCTAACAACTTTGGTTTAGAGACAGCTGATGCAAATGTTAATCCAAGATTTTTTGTAAATAAAGCAGCTGGTGTTATTGACTTTACATCTGGAGTTCAGTACGCATATATTGTACTTGAATACATTTCAGATGGTATGGAGAACGGTGACGATTCTCTTATCACAATCAACAAACTTGCTGAGGAATACGTTTACGCTTACTTGAAATATGCATTACTAAACAATAAGTTTGGTGTGCAAGAATACATTGTAAATAGAGTTAAGAAAGAAAAGACAGCTCTACTTAGAAATACTAAGATTAGATTAAGCAACATGCATCCTGGTCGATTGCTTATGGCTATGCGAGGTAAGGATAAATGGATTAAATAGATATGGCTGAACTTCAGAGAACATTTCTTGCCGGTAGGATGAATAAAGATCTCGACGAGAGATTGGTACCGGATGGTGAATACCGTGATGCGGTTAACATTACCATTGATACATCTGAGGGTTCCAATATAGGTGCCGTTCAGAATGCTCTTGGTAATACTATAACTACTAATATAGTGGCCATTCTCGCGCAATACCAAGTAGCTGCTCCATTAAATGCTGTGACTATAGGTGCTTTATCTGTAGAGGCTGAGAACTTATTGTATTGGTTTGTAAAGGCTGATAACTTTGAGGGTATATTTGAGTACAATCAAGTTACTAACACATCGTTGTTGATATTAGGCAGTACCATTAATCAGCTTGGATTTAATAAAAACCATCTTATTACTGGAGTGAATTACGTGACAGATGGCAATGGAGGAGGTCTTCTTATTTGGAATGATAACCTAAACCCACCTAGAAAGATTAACGTAAATAGATGCAAGACATATAGCGTTAATGATCCTAGGATTAATGACGACATTAACTTAATTGTAGCTCCGCCGCTCAACTCTCCTTTTATATCTTTAAGTACTGTATCTACTCCAAATTTAGAGCCTAATAATATTGAAGATAAGTTTGTTTACTTTAGTTATCGCTATAAGTACATAGACAATGAGTATTCATCAATGTCTCCACTATCTGCAGTTTCATTTGATCCTAAAGTATTGGTTATTGATTCAGAAACAGGAGAGAATAAAGGAATGCTTAACAAGTTCAACCAAGTTGAGGTTGTGTTTGAAACAGGCAACGAGTTTGTAACGGAGATCCAGTTATTGGTATGGGAGTCAAGAACGCTAAATGTAAAGATAGTTGAGACTTTAAATAAACAAGAGATAGGTATATTAGACAACTCTACCTATAGCTTTAGGTTTATGAATAATAAAACCTATGCAGCTCTTCCGTCTGATCAGGTAACTAGATTGTTTGATAATGTACCACTAAAGGCATTAGCTCAAGATATTATAGGCAGCCGACTAATCATGGGTAACTATACACAGTTTAGAGATCTTCTCACAGACATTAATTACACAGTTGATTATACATTTGACACAGTCACGTCTGAACCTAAACAAACATGGAGAAGCGACCGCGACTATGAGATTGGTATTGCGTATTTGGATGACTATGGTCGAATGACTACCGTCCTTACAACTACAACAGACAATACAAGTAACAACTTATCTAACTCAGTATACATACCGCCAACCAATTCAAGCACAGCTAATTCATTAGTTGTTAATATAAAGAACCAAGCACCTGAGTGGGCAACCGGATATCGATTCTTCGTAAAGCAGTCTAAGACTGAGTATTACAATATCTTCCCTGTAACTTATTTAGCTTCTGGGTCTTATAGGTACTTTTTAATTAATGAATCAGACAGAGATAAGATTAAAGTAAATGGGTATATCATATTCAAGTCTTCTGGATCTGGACCTACAAATACAAACAAACAATTTAAAGTACTTGAGCTTGAACAAAAAGCTGCCAATGCTATAAATAGTGGTTCATTAGAAGGTCTTTACTTTAAGATTAAAGCTGATGCATCTGATACGTTTATTAGTGCAACAAGTCAAGTAGTATTTAATTTTAATGGATCTGGTAGAGGACCTAAAATACCTGGATTTGGAACAGGCACAATAGATCCTGTAACCAATAGAAATACTAACGCAAACATCTCTAGTACATTAGCTTACTATCACTTTAGTGGTGATAATACCATTCAGAATACTGGCCCAAGTATCAATATGACAAGTATAAATTGTCAGACAGATGCAAGACTTACTGTATTAATAACTCCAGGAAATAAATACAAGACCACATTATCTCTCGATCAATCATCATTTAGTGCTGAGTCTAATATAACTACAACACCAATTGTAGTTACAATTGCGACTGGGCAAACAGCTATTTTAAATTTTCAATCAGGTACTTATGCACCTGGCGATAGATTTGTATTCAACATAAGAGGTAAAGGAAATAGATCTGGTACTCCATCAGCTAGAAATAATAATAACTACGGACTTCCTGTCAATATCAATTCATTTGGTATAAATCAATATGGCGGTGTTGCTTTATTAAAAGAGCCAACAGGCGGAATTATATATCCAGGGGCTCAAATAGTAATAGATATTGAATATGACTGTGCTCCAGGAGATGGTTATAGAGCTCAAACTAATTCATTTACTTCTTCAAATTACTATGTTAATTTAGAAGAATGGTTCTATGAGTCAGGCGCTTATCTTAACTTTATTCAATGGAAAGATCAAAACTCGACAAACAATATTGGGTCTAGGGGAGTTAGCTTTAGAAATGGTATAACATATACTAATACAGGATCACCTACTTCAAACTCAATAAGCCAGGTTCCATTTGCTTTAGCAGGATCAAGTTTATACATGTGTATACAAGGTTTTGGAAATGGGTCGCTTGTAGGTACTCAAAAGAATGAGATTAAGGATTCTTTAAAGGTAACTCAAACTCCTTTAAATAATAGACTTACAGCTGAAACAGTCCCAGCTAACGACGACGCAGATATCTACTACGAAATGAGTAGAACATATCCAATAGTCGGTGGCAATCACATGGCTTTATGGAACTATAATAAATGCGTAGCAAGTGGAAGTAATGTTTACCTAGTTCAAGATGACAAAACTCAACCTCATTACTTTAAAGATGGACAACAAGTATACGTTACAGCAGCTAACATACCTGCTGCATTCTACACAATAACTAGCATACCAGATAGATACTCTATAGAAATAAACTACACAACATCAACAGCAACAATCCCTGGCGGTGTTTCTGACAACAACATCGACAAAAACCAATCAGGAGCGTTCAATCAGGCTGTTATTAAATTAAACAATACCAACAATAAGAACTCAGACTATAACGCTTACTGCTATGGCAATGGTGTTGAGTCAAACCGCATACTAGATGGATTTAATGAGCCTTGGTTAAAGTATAGCCTTCGCGCAAGTGGTGTTATTGAGGACTATGAGCAGCAGATAAAAGACACATCGGTTACATATAGTGGCTTGTATCGTTGGGACTCATCAATCAACAGATTAAATGAGTTTAACTTATCACTAGCTAACTTTAAGAACTTAGATAAGAACTTTGGTACAGTTCAAAAGCTTTACGCTAGAACAACTGACCTAGTGGTATTACATCAAGATAAAATTACGTCAGTTCTGTATGGCAAAAACTTATTGGTTGATGCCGTTGGTGGTGGATCAGTAGCCTCTGTTCCTGAAGTTCTTGGAACACAGATTGCCTTACCTTACGATTTTGGTATATCATCAAATCCAGAGAGTTTTGCTACATGGAGTGATCGAATGTACTTTACTGATGCTAAGAGGGGTGTTGTACTTCAAATGCAAGGTGATCAAGTGATGCAGATATCTCGAATGGGTATGTCTGATTATTTTAGAGACTTAATGTCAAGCACACCTAATATGGCTAAGCTTGGTGCCTATGATCCATACAACCACAACTACGTCATAGCATCAACAAATAGGAGAAATACTCCATGTGACATACAAATAAACCCATCTTCAGATAGTTTTCCATACAATACAGCAGGTGGTCTTGAGTATTTGTTTTCATTGTCAGGTACAACAAGTTGGACAATAACATTAGTAAATAATGGTTTTGGAACTAACTGGGTTGAATTACCTCCTTACTGCCAAGCAGGTGTTGGTGCTCAAGATATATATGCAAGAATTCAAAATAATATCACGTTATCACAAAGAAGTATTATCATTAGAGTTGCATATTGCAACACATATGTAGACTACACACTTACGCAAGGACGTGGCCGAAAAACAGATTTTAATATTGTAACGTTAGGTAAAGATGAGTTTAAAAACTAAGCAGGCATTCAGCTACACAGGTAGCTCAACATACACAATTGATAATGTGGTATTAAGTAGTAGCGCTATTGCTCTATTTGATACGTCCACAGGAATTGGTGGGGTTGACTACGTTCCATACGATGGAGCAACTGTAACTGTGGTTTCTGGTGATGTTTTGTCTGACTACCGTCAGCT